ATGTGCTTAACCAACTTTATGCAGCTAGAGAGCAGTGTAAGCAGGTTATTTATGAAGTAACCGGCATAAGCGATATTATCCGAGGTTCAACCGTAGCCAGCGAGACAGCGACAGCGCAAAGCATAAAAAGCCAATGGGGAACCATGCGCCTCAAACGCACACAGGGCGAGGTGCAGCGATATTGCCGTGATTTGCTTAGGCTAATGCTTGAGATTGCGGCGACTAAGTTTAGTGAACAGACCTGGGTTGAAATGACCAGCCTGCCCTATGCAACAGAGCAAGAGACAGCACAGGCGCAAATGGTATTGCAGGCCGCACAAGCCCAGGCCATGCAATTTCAAGCGGCACAGCAGCCGCTACCGCCACAGGTTCAGCAAGCCATGCAGCAAGCGCAAGCCACTATGCAGAAGCCGCAATGGTCGCAAGTGTTGGAATTGCTCAAAAACGACATGCAGCGCAGCTACCAGATAGACATTGAAACAAACTCTACAGTACTGCCAGAAGCCATCGAAGATCAGAAAAACATTGCTGAGGTTATGACGGCTTTGGGCCAGTACTTGCAAGGCGTAACGCCATTAATTCAAGAAGGCGCGTTCCCTTTCGAGGCTGCTAAAGCGATGATGACGGCAGTAGTTAGGCGATACCAGTTCGGCGATGAAATCGAGCAGTATATTAACGAAATGAAAGCGCCGCCTCCACCGCAACAGCCAGCAGAAAAGCCGGATAATTCCATGCAGGTTAAGCAAATGGAATTGCAAGCTAGCCAGGTCAGCGAGCAAGCGGCAGGACAGCTTGAATTGCAGAAGATTGAAGCCAATAGAGTGATCGAGCAAGGTCGGGCGGCTACGCAGATGAAGATCAAGCAGATGGAAATAGACGCTCAGCAAGCAATCGAAGCCATGAGGATTCAGTCACAGCAAGAGCTAGAATCTAGCAAGATTGCAGCGCAACAGGCGCTAGAGTCGGCAAAAATCGAGTCACAACAGGCGATTGAAGCAGCAAAAATACAGTCTAGCGAGTCGTTAGAAATGTACAAAGCTAATTTGCAGGCTGAATCGGCAGCGGTAGAGCCGACAGAGAAAGAGGATAATTCCAAGGTCATGGAAGTCATGGAGAAGTTGTTAGAGGCTATATCCAAGCCAAAACAAATACAGCGCGGCGCAGATGGCCGTATATCATCAATACATTAAGGTAAAACCATGGCTAACGCGCTCTATCCAAAATGGAAAGAATCATTAATCCAGCTTACCGCTAACAACAGCTTAACTGGCACGGTCAAGGCGGCGCTGGTTGATACTGGCACGTATACTTATTCGGCGGCGCACCAGTTTCTGTCTAGTTTATCCGGTGTCGTCGGCACTGCGGCCACACTTGGCACAAAGAGCTACACAAACGGCGTATTTGATGCGGCTGACGTTACTTATACGGCGGTTTCTGGCTCAAGTGCCGAGGCTATCGTGTTGTATATCGATACCGGCGTGGCGGGCACTTCGCCATTGGTAGCGTATATCGATACTGGTGCGACTGGTTTGCCGGTTACGCCAAACGGTAGCGACATATCAATCGCCTGGAATGCGTCTGGAATCTTTGCGCTATGACTACTTATGTAAATGACACATTTACAGGTTCAGACGGCACGTTAATAAACGCGCACACGGGCGAAACTGGCGCGACGTGGGCGGCTGGTATTGGGTTTACAGACCCTAATGTACCGAGGATTTTTAGCAATAGACTGCGCGGCGGCACAACTGCTGGATCAAATATTTTCTTTGCCTCTGGTGTAGCAACGGCGGACGGCGAATATGCAGAGGCTGTTGTTCAGACAATAACAACGGCGGCCAGTTTTGGTATTTTTGCGCGTGGTTTTGCTAACTCAGGCGGAAACGCTCGCGGATATATGGCGTTTTATTCATCGTCTGCTGGTGTTTGGAAGATTTTACGTCTTGACAATACATCTACTTTTACGCAGATAGGAAGCGACGCCACGCAAGCATTATCAGTTGCCAGTCATACGATCAGAGTAACTGTTACAGGCACTGGTGCAAGCGTAGCAATTGAGCTAAAAATTGACGGATCGACTGTTATATCAACAACAGATTCAACGGCCGGCCGCATAACATCTTTCGGATCGCCCGGTATCTATTTCGATTCAACGGCAAGCGACACCGCCGGAACGCACATTGATAGCATTACTGCTGTTGATACAGCGGTTAGCGCTTCGATAGCAATCACAACACCAGTTGCTGGTAGGATTCATCAGCGCAGCGGCACAACCGGCACGGTAACTGTGACTGGCACATACACTGGCACAGCACCAGCGACTATCGAAGCTAGATTGGTTCAAGACAGCACAAATACTGCTGTTAGTGGTTTCGATTGGTCAACTAAAGTTGCGAGCCCAAGCGGTGGTGCTTATTCGTTCTCTTTTACAAGTGTTCCACAAGGCGGCTGGTATAACGTCCAGGTGAGGTATTCTGATAATACGGCAATCAATGCGACATCGGGTAAGGTTGGTGTAGGCGCATTAGTAGCGCTCACAGGCCAGAGCCAGGCATGGTTGTGGTTTAGGAATAGATCAACATCACTAACACCAAATACCTTAGTTAGATCATTCGGAAATATTGGCACTTGGGCTGTGCCTGATGTAGCTAATATGTCGGCAGCGGTGGCGTTTGGTAATGCGCTGGCAACAGCTTTAAGTATTCCAGTTGGTGTGCTTGACTATGCAGCAGATGCAAGCTACCTGCACAACTATAGCGCTAACTCGTGGCTGCCTACAACTAACTCACCCTATACCACGTTCAAAAATGGCGCTATTACCGGGCTTGATGGAAAGCTGGAGGCTGTGGTCTGGGTGCAAGGCGAGGGCGATGCAGGCTCTAGCGCAACACAAGCACAGTATTATGCTGATCTAGGCACACTAATAAGTGCTATGCGCACAGATACTGGCCAATCCACCCTGCCGATAGTTTTAGTCACGTTGGCGCGTATTTTGAGCGGAACTGTTACCGACGCACAAGGGCAAGCGGTTAGGCTGGCTCAGGCTCAAAAATGTGCTGATGCTAATGTTTATCGTGTTGACCGTATGGACTTGGCGCTAGATACGGACAATATCCATCATACAGCGGCAGCTTTTGAAATACTCGGCACTCGTTGCGCTCAGGCTATCAAGTATGTTTTAGGTGCGGCGTCTTATTATCGAGGTCCACAGATAGCAAGCGTGTCAAAAAAAGACGCCACAAACTTTTACGTCAATTTGACGCACAACGGCGGCACAGACTTTACACCGACTAGCGGCGTAACTGGCTGGCGTGTGCTAGATGGATCAACGCCTATCAGTGTCACGACAGCGGTTAGAATATCTGCGACAAAGGTGCAGCTAACACTAGCATCAGCGCCTAGCGCTTTACCATCTGTTCAATATTTGTGGGGTGTAACACCGACAGTTACAGGTGTTTTAAAAGACAATTCAGCACTGGCATTGCCGCTTGAGTTTACAGATGGCGTTACAGCGCAGCAATTATCCGCAACTGTCAATCTGGTTAATGCTTCAAATGCCGCGCAGGTGAGTTTGACCGGGCTTAAATGGGCCTGGTTCGATCAAGTAACGCCTGATTTGTTTGTCGCACCGACAGACCAGGGATCAACGGAAACAACGGACGGCAGCGGAAGCTTGTCTGTGCTTATACCAAACTCGGCGAAAACAAGCGGCCAAATAGGCTGGTTAGTCGTTACAAACAGCGACGGCACAACGACACAAAGCCCGGCGCATAAAGCGTTTTCCGGCCCGGCGGCGGTTGACTGATGGCACTCTATGACAGCCAGCGGTTAAGCGGCAATGCGGTTTATGACTCGCAGCAATACGAGGCTGGCTCTGGATTGCAAACGCTATCGCCTGGACTGTTTACTAATGACAATGCGTTCTATGCGCCGATTGTTTCTCTGGCAGGCGGCAGTCAATCGCTTACGCAGTCAAGCCGCTTTGATAATGCAAACAGTTTTTACCCTGCGAGTGTTAGCGGTGGAGCGGTATCTCTACCGGCATCAACTGGCGGGGGTGGCGGTGGCATCTATTACCAAGACCAGCCAAAACGAAAGATAAAGAAAAACAGAGTAAGGCAGATTATTGATGATGCTGTTGACGAGTATTTGGAAGATAAGAAGCCAAAAGCATCGATTAAAAAATCGCTGAAAGAAGCGGTTAAGACTGACATTGTTGGTGCGCCAATATCACAGGCTGTTGAGGTTATCGATTTACAAGCAGAGAAAGCGTTACTACATGATATTATCCAGGCGCATGAAGAAGAAGACTTAAACGATATAGCGACGTATTTAGAGCTGGAAAAGAATTTTGTTATAGAACTTCTAATCAAGATAAGGGGGATTATTGCCAAGGTATCAATATAACTGCCATAGATGCGGCGATTTTGACCGCATTCTAAGAGTGGCAGACCATGTAAGAGAATTGCCGTGTATGTGCGGCGAAACAGCCAGGCAGGTAATCACAGCGCCGACTGTTGTTATACCAGCTCATATGAGCGCTACAGGCCAAACAGCCTACGAGTCGCCAGCTACCGGCAACATCATCACAAGCGAACGAGAGCGTAAGAACGATTTGGCTGCGAGCGGCTGTATTGAATACGAGCCAGGCATGAAGCAAGACGCAGATCGTCGCAAGGCAGCTGAAGAAAAGGCGCTTGATGCCGCGGTAGATGAAACCGTGGAGCGTGAATTTGCCACTATGCCAACCGCTAAACTGGAACAGCTTACTAATGAGCTATCCAGTGGTGCAGAAGTTGAAACCGTAAGAATTTAAACAAGGGGAATATAAATGGATGAAGATTTTGACATTGATGCAGGTGTTGACGCGATTGCTTCTGATATGGGCTGGGAGTCTGAAGAAGCAGACACAGAAATTATTGACGAGCCAGAGGAAGAAATAGATGAGCTGCAAGAAGCCGAAACCGAAACCGCCGAAGAAGTAGATGTGCCAGAAGTAACAGCGAAATCGCCGCCAGCGTCTTGGGCTAAAGACAAGCACGATCTTTGGAGCACTTTGTCGGCAGATGTGCAGGAGTACATCGAAATGCGAGAAAAGCAAGCTGCTGATGGCATGAATGGATTCAAGGAGGCAAGGGAATACAGCAACGCTATTCAGCAAACAATAGCCCCATTCAGGGAAATGCTGCAAACGCACGGCGTTAATGAAGTCGAAGCCATTGGTAATTTGTTTCAATGGAATCAGGCTTTGCAGTCTGGCACGTTAGAACAGAGGCAGCAGGCATTGATAGCGCTGGGCAATGATTTAGGCTTAATTCCACGCGAAGGACAGCCACAAGTAGACCCACGCACTCAAGAGCTACAGCAAAGGCTTGATCGTATCGAGCGCCAGGAAAAGCAGCGTGAGCAGTACACCTATCGGCAGAATTATCAGAAAGTAGCGGCAGAGGTAGAAGCGTTTGCGGCCGATCCTGCGCATGAGCATTTTGAAGATGTGGCCGACGATGTGATTTTGCTGCTAAAGACCGGCATAGACTTGAAAGACGCTTATGACAAGGCAGTCTGGGCTAACCCGATTACAAGAGCCAAAGAGCAAGCAAGATTGCTTGAGTCTGAAACTAAGAAATTGGCAGGCAAAAACACCCTGGAAGCCAAGAACGCTATCAAGGCAAAATCTACCAACGTCAAGCCTGTACGCAGCAATAAAGCATCTGAATCGCCATTGGGCTCAATGGAGGATACGATGTTGGAAACTCTAAAGGCTTTACGTGGTTAATCTTGACTATTAGATTGTTATAATATAACATCACGTCAACCTTACAGGTTTGCATTAAATCTTCACGCAAGCCAAAAAAGCCCCTTACAGGGCAACTTTTGAAAGCGAAGTGATTAACATCATTTTTAACTTTTATAGGAGTTGCCCGTCATGGCATCCGCAAATAGCACATTTACCGAATTGGTCAGCACGACCTTTCGTAAACATCGCAAAGAGATTAAAGACAACTTAAGCAACCGTAACGCGCTTCTGAAATACATGAAGCAGCGTGGCAACTATATTACCGAAGATGGCGGCTTAACTATTGCCACCCCATTGGATTACGCGGCTAACGGTACTTACCAGCGTTATTCAGATTGGGATACCCTAAACATCAGCCAAAGTGATGTTTTAAGCGCCGCTGAATATGAATGGAGACAAATCGCTATCAACGTGGTTGCCTCCGGTCGTGAGCTGCGCATTAACTCAGGTGATTCACGCATTATCAATCTGGCTAAAGCGAGAATGAAAAATGCTATCAGAACATTCAACAACAACTTTTCAAGTGACTTGTACAGTTCTGGTTCGCTAGGAAATCAGATTAACGGATTGCAAAAAATTGTTGCTGACTCCGGCGCTGGTACTGTTGGAGGTATTGATGCTGCCACATGGTCATTCTGGCAAAACAAAGTATTCGACTTGTCCGTCAACTCTGTAACAATTTCAGCTTCAACCATCGAGGGATCTGCTATGTTGCCTTTGTGGCTGCAATTGGATCGCGGCCCGGATGATTGCCCGGACTTGATCGTAGCTGATAACAACTATTACAGTTATTTTGAAAACAGCCAAACTAGCTTAAAACGCTATGCCGACGCAGGCAAAGCACAAGCCGGTTTCGTTACGCTGAAATACAAAACTGCTGATGTTATCTATGACGGCAACAGCGGCATCCCTGCTAACCGTATGTATTTCTTGAACACCGAGTATTTGAAACTGGTTGTGCATAAAGATGCTGATTTGACCGAGGTTCCAGAACAACGTCCGGTCAACCAGGATGGTAGCGTTATTCCGATCTTGTGGATGGGTAATCTAACTTGCAGTAACCGCGCACAACAAGGCGTCATCATCCCGTAAGCCGATAGCCCGGTGAAATATCCGGGCATCTTTTAACGAATTCGAGGAACTAAAAATGTTTGCACCAATTACCCCATACGCAGGAGTCCAGCCATTTAATGACTGGTTCGACTGCGATACTACACAGCGCGCCCCATTGGGCACTGCTGTTGATGCTGTTGACCCTTTCTGGGGCCAAGGCAGATTTATTTATTTGAAGTCCAATGACGCAATCCTTAAAGGCTCTGCGGTTTTTTGGGATGAGTCACACAATGCGGCTTTGTTGCCTAGCGCCACTCTGCAAGGCTTCCCGTTTGCTATTAGCATGACGACAGCACCCAGCGGTGAATACTTTTGGGCGCAGACTCAAGGTCGGGCTGTTTACAAAACTAACGCAACAGTTGCCGCTGATGGCATCTTAGCAATTGCCGCTGCTGGAATCTTAGGCGCAACTGCTACGGGTAAGCAGGTATTAGGCATTAGAAACCGCAAATCAGCAACCGGAACCGAAACACTGACAAACGGAAATATTATTACCGGACAAGCTCAGATATTTTTCCCGGGTGGTTACGATGGCGCTTTCTTGGGTGCCGCAATTACTGGCTCAGTTACTGGCATTCCAGCTAGCTCTATTGTTGTTAAATTGGGGTCAGATGGTAAAACCGTTTATCTTGGCGATACAGTAGGTGCCACTCCAAACAAATTGGCTACAGCAACGACCACAATCCCAACTGTAACAATTACTTATACCGGCTACGGATCAGGAATTTTGCAAAATCCATCTTGCATGGTTCCAGTCGCTTAACTCCACTAGGCCAAGGATGGCCGCCCCTTTAATTTAGAGGCTTTATGCAAATACAAGAAGAATCAACGATTATGCCTTATGTGAGATTCGAGCGGCGAGCGGTTGAGAATGTCGCTAAATCACGCGAAGAAGGGCGCTATGTTGGCGTAGATATTGATTTTGTCAATGTAACTCCACCAGGATCAAAAGATGTATGGACAAACAAGGTTAGCATCTGGCTTGACCAGTTAGACAAAGATAAACGGGATGGACGGATTCCTCCTGAATGGGTAGACAAATATAGTAAAGCGTACCAAGCATGGCAAAGCGGCCAGGAATTGCCGCTAGAAGGCACACCAATTAGAGGATGGGGTGTTATTTCCCCGGCACAACAAGAAGCACTAATTCGCCTTAACATCCTAACGGTTGAGGTTTTATCCAGCATCAACGACGAAGGATTGCGCCGTATTGGCATGGGCGCTGTTGATATGCGCAACAAGGCCGACGCATGGCTTAAACAGTTGAGCAAGGCAGGCAAGCCAACGCTCGAAATTGCATCTTTGAAAAAAGAAAACTCCGAGCTGAGAACTACGGTTGAGACTCTGGAAAAACGCTTGGAAGAAATGGCTGTTGCTGTTAAGCAATTAACAGCGCGGCCAATAACAGAATCGATTGACTCTGATGACTTGCTAGGCGACGACTAATGAACGTATTACAGCTAGTTCAGAAGTTTTGCCGAAGAACTGGCATACCAGCACCATCGACAGCGGTTGGATCAACTGACAATCAGGTTTTACAAGCGCTGGCGATACTGGAAGAAGATGTAAACGACTTAGCCAAGCGCCACACTTGGCAGGGGCTTATCCAGGCAGGAAGTCACACAACGATAGCGCTGGAAGATCAGGGCGATATTGCAACGCTAGACCCTGGTTTCCGCTATATCAGTAACGATACTATGTGGGATGAGACAGACGGATTACCTGTGATTGGCCCATTAAGCGGCCAACAATGGCAGTCTTTAAAGGCTACGTTTGGCAATGGCCCACGCTATCAGTTCAGAATACGCGGCAATCACTTGCTGGTTAACCCTATCCCGGCGGCAGGTCATGCCTGGTCTTGGGAATATGCTAGCAAAAACGCAATTCTGGACACAGACGGCACAACAACAAAAGAATTTTTCACGGCAGACACAGATACTTTTTTGCTGCCTGATGACTTGCACCTTTTGGGCTTGCGCTGGCGGTGGATGCGCGAAAAAGGGCTAGATTACGCTGAGCTTTTCAATACTTACGAGTTCCAAGTCAAAGACGCTATGGGGCGAGATGGTGGCGCGGCTAGATTGTCTTTGGACGGTTGCAGAAATGAAATGCAGCCTGGTATTTTTGTTCCAAACGGAAATTGGACAATTCCATAATGCGTAGACCATCACGCAATAAGGCACAACAAAAGCAGCAAGTGAGCCAGTTTTTCAGCTATCAAGCTCCTGTTGGCGGCTGGAATGCTTACAATGCTTTGGCAGATATGAAGCCAAGCGAGGCGGTTTGGCTGGATAACTGGTACCCAAATCCAAGCTATGTAGAAATACGAGGCGGCAGCGCTTCACACGCAACAGGCATGACCGGCACCGGCAAGACGCTTGTTGTTTATAACGGCATTGCCGGCACTAGCAAAATGTTTTGCTCCACGGCATCAGGTGTTTACGATGTTAGCTCGGCTGGCGCAGTAGGTGCTTCTGTAGCATCTAGAACCAGCGGAAAGCATCAATCGTTAATGTTTGGTGACGGCACGAATAATTACTTAATCATGTGCAACGGCGTCGATAAACCTTTGTACTATGACGGATCAACCTGGTTAGCAGTAGACGGCGCAACAAGCCCGGCGCTAACTGGCGTAACAACGACTAAATTAATCAGCCCTATCTCTCACAAAGGTCGGTTAATGTTCATCGAAAAAGATACTTTGAAGTTTTGGTATCTAGCGGCAGGGGCGGCGGGTGGCGCATTAACGGCATTTGACTTGGCAGGCGTGGCGCAAAAAGGCGGTTTTTTGGTAGCGGCTGAGTCGTGGACGGTTGACGCTGGCAATGGGCCAGATGATCGAATGGTTTTCATCACTAGCGAAGGCGAAGTAATAGTCTACCAAGGTACAAATCCTTCAAGCTCTACCACCTGGAGCCTAGTCGGTGTTTACGCTATCAGCGAACCTTTGGGCTATAACTGTATTTTCCGTTATGGCTCTGAGCTGATGTTTTTGACTAAACAAGGCGCTTATCCTTTGTCTACTGTCTGGAATAGTTCAGGCATGGATTTTAGCAAAGCAGCCACGCACAAAATACAAAGCGCGTTTAACGAATCTGCTACTACATATGGCAGCATTTACGGATGGAAGGCCATATCTTACCCGGCGCAATCTGCGGTTCTGGTAAATGTACCGCTAGCAGAAGATGGCAAACATTATCAGTACGTAATGAATACTATCAATAATTCTTGGTGTCGCTTCATTGGCTGGGATGCCGAGGACTTTGCCCTGTTCAATGGCGAGCTGTACTATTGCCAAAGCACTAAAGTCATCAAGGCGTGGACAGGCACAAGTGACCAAGGGAGCAACATTGAGGCCTATGGCAAGCCAGCATTTTCTTATTTTGGCAGTCGAGGACAGCAAAAAGACTTCAAGATGTTTCGCCCTGTATTGTCGGTTAATGGCTCAATCAATTTCTTGATCGATTTGGATGTAGACTTCGAGGATCAGGAAATTATAGGTACTGCTACGTATAGCGTTTTATCATCCGGCACCTGGGACGTATCAAATTGGGATGAAGCCTCTTGGGAGTCTGGTTTAAGGATCGTCAAAGACTGGCAAACGCCTAATGCCTGGACTGGGTATGCAGCGACAGGAAAAATCAAGGTTGCGACTAACTCGCTTAATGTTCAATGGATGAGTTCTGATTACGTGTTCGAGGCCGGAAATGGCTTATAAAATCATAGACCGAGACTTGGATCGCTGCCAAGACTGGCTTGGCGATAGAACTAACGGTGTCGGCTATGACATGATCCAAGCGATTGGCCTTGAAAAAGACGGCGAACTAGTGGCGGTCACTGGCTATAACAATTTCACGACTAAGGCGTGTCATGTGCATTTTGCCATTGATAAAGGGATTTATCCTACTCGTCAATTCATTTGGTTTGTGCATTACTACCCTTTTTTCCAGGCGGGAATTGATGTGTTAATTGGCATGGTTTCAACGGCTAATAGCGCGATAGTCAACCTTACTAAGCGACTAGGCTACACAGAGCAATGCAGAATTGCTGATGCAGGCTTAATCGTAACGACACTTAACAAAACAGATTGCAGATTTTTGGAGTTAAAATATGGGCGGAAGTGATGCACCAGCAGCGCCGGATTATGTCGGCGCGGCTAACGCACAAGGGCAGGCTAATTTGCAAGCTGCACAAGCAACGGGCCGGATTAATAACCCCAACGTAGTCAACCCATACGGCACACAAAACGTAACATGGGTTGGCGACCAGCCGACGATTACCCAAAAGCTTGACCCAGCGCAGCAGGCGATTTTAGACAGCCAGAACAAGGCTAAGCAACTAGGATCTGATGCGGCTATCAATTCAGCGAATCAGGTTAAAGCTGCAACGGGATCAGCACTAGACTTTTCTAATCTACCCGGTGCTCCACAATCATCAGGACAGCGCAGGGATGATGTTGTCAACGCCATGATGGCGCGTGTTGACAGTGACACAGCAGGCCAGCGAGACGCCAAGAACAGCGAATTAATTGCGGCAGGGATTAGGCCGGGAACTGCGGCATATTCGACAGCCATGGGGCAGATTGATCGACAATACAACGATGCAAGAAACAATGCGCTGTTGGCTGGTGGTCAAGAAGCGACGCGCGATTTCGGCATGGATCAATCTACACGGCAACAATCGATTGCAGAGATATTACAACAGCGTCAGACGCCGCTTAATGAGCTTAACGCCTTGGTGACTGGCTCGCAGGTTAGCAATCCGTTTGCCAGCGGCTTAGGTTATCAAGCTGGGGCCAATGTAGGCGCAGCGCCAATAGCTAACGCGATTACATCACAAGGCCAGGCGCAGCAAAACATTTATAACCAACAGCAGGCGCAGTACAACGGCAATATCAATGCCGGGGCTGGTTTGATTGGTTCGATTGGTAGCGCTGCATTGAGCCGATAATGATTACTAAGCCAAAACAAATAAACTACGGTGACTGGCAGACAATGCCAGATTACCGGGAAGGCTGGGTTGATCCGCACGGTAGCGGTGTCGGTGCGCTATTAAAAGCGGTTGACGTTGGCGGCTATATTCCAGGCCTTAAAGTACTACATAACGCTGTTGATGATGCTACTACGCAGAATTTAAGCACGGCAAACGCGGCTTTATCGCCCGTTGTTAAAGGCATAAACGCGGGGCTTGATGTAGTTGATCCCGCGGCGAAGTGGCTTAAAAAGAATACGTATGCTGGCGAGATTAACAACTTTGTCGAGAACAAACCGGCAGACACGCTAGGCATCATAGCGGCAACATTTTTTACCGCGGGTGCAGCAGGTGGCGCGGCGGCTGGTGCTGGTGAAGGCGCTGGGGCTGCTACAGGTATCGGTGCGGGTAGTTCGGCGGCAGGATCGGCGGCAATTACTCCAGCATTTGGCAGTACGGCGGCGGGTGCTGGCGCAGGCGTTACGGCTGGTGCTGGTGCTGGTGCGATTACTCCGGCGTTTGGTGCTGCTGGCTTATCCATTGCGCCTGAAGTTGCTGCAGCTGGTGGCCTTGGTGCTGCGGGTACTGCTGCGGCTGGATCGATGCTAACGCCTGCTTTTGCTTCTTGGGGGGGCGCTGGCACGGGTAGCGGATTATTGAGCCAGGCTAAAGACCTATATGGCAAATACAAAAAGATCGACCAATACAGAAGCAACATAGATACCTTTGCCAAAAACCAACCAAACGAGCAGGCCAGAATGGATGCACAAGCAGGGCAACTAGCTGAGCGTATCATCCAGCAAGAACCAGCAAGCGACTACAAAAAGAAAGTAGCCAATCAAATTATGATGAACAAGTTCGGGATGCGTAAATGAGCTTAGATGAAGAACAAGCAGCAATACAACGCAGACAGCGAATAGCCGAAGCGCTGATGCAACAAGGACAAATGCCGCTAGAGACTAATCAAGTCGCGGGTGGCTATGTTGTGCCGGTGTCGCCTTTGGCTGGTGTGGCTAAGGTAGCGCAATCTTTGGCCGGGGCTTATATGAATAAACAGGCAGACCAAGAGCAATCAAGTCTAAGGGATAAGAAGTTGGCAAAGCTTGTTGAAGCCACTCAGGGCGGCAATCTTGATTATGGAAAGCTTGCTGAATCTGGCGTAGACACTGGATCTATTGCAAAAATAATTGTTGATCGACAAAGTAAGGCTAATGACTTAGAAAACAAGCTAAACGAGAAAAAGCTTGAATTATCATTGCCAACAAATGACATGCGAAACGCCACCTGGGCTGCAAACGGCGACGAAGCGCGGGCCAGGGATATAATCGCCAATAAACTGCAAAACCCTATACCTATGCTTAGTTATCAGCTACAAGCCAATAACGCAGCGGCAAATCAAGACATTCAAAAGCAGCAGCTTGATATTCGGCGGCAAGAAATTGCTCAAAAATCCGGGCCAAGTGAGTGGCAGCAATTCCAGATTCAGCAGCAAGAAGATAAGAAAGCGCTTGCTGATGCTGAAAAGCAAAAATTAATAAAAAATCAGTCTTTAGACGCCCAAAAGGTTTTGGATCAAGCGGAAAAACTATACAACCATCCAGGCAGAAAAATAGGCACAGGCGCTTCAAGCTGGACTGGAATTATTCCAGGCACAGAAGCCAAAGGTTTTCAGGCTAATTTAGACACATTTAAAGCTGAAACTTTTGTACCTATGGTATCGGCATTAAAAGGGATGGGGGCTTTATCTGATGCAGAAGGTAAAAAGCTGACTGAATCGGTAGGCGCTTTAAATCCTGCAATGCCTGAAAAAGATTTTGAAAACTCTTTGAAAGAAATAACCAATTACTTATATCGCAAGGCTGCAATTAATGGATTAAATGTTAGTTTGCCAAGTTTTGCCGGAAACAACGTCAATATTGATATTCAGCATCCAGAGAATCTAACGGAAGAAGATAAAGCAAAAATAGAGTCAGAACTATCAAAAGATCAAGGGCTAAGCCCACAAGAGCAGCAAGAACTTGAAGCGCTCCGCGCAAGGTTCGGTAAAAAATGACGCCACAAGAAGAATTGGCAGCGCTTAGAAGATTGGCAGAGCTTGAAGCCAAGGCAGGCAGGCAGCAGCAAGAAATAGCTACGCCACAAGACGAAGGCAATCCAGTTTTAAACGCATTACGAGGATTTTCAGCGCGTGGTAATCAAGCCATGAACGCATTAAACCCACTAGCAAGCGACGAAAGCAATCAACGCATTGCAGCGGAACAAGAGTGGGTAAAACAGAATAAAGGCGCTGAGACTGGATCTATTTTGGCGGATATGTTAATCACGGCACCTGCTGGTGGTATATCTGGCGCAATCCCTAGAATATTAGCCACAGGTTACACCGAAGGTTTAACGCATAACGGAAACCTAGAGGAGAAACTGTCTGAAATGGGCTATGGCTCGTTAGGCGCTGGTCTTGGCGAGGGAGCAGCCAAGGTTATAGGCTATTTAGCGCAGCCATTCAAAAAACCAGTTGGAAGCGCAGTGGATGCGGTTACAGAATCTTTGCGTACAAAAGCTAAAAGTATCGGCATACCGCTAAGCGCAGCACAGGAAACCGGCAATAAAACGCTGATGGCCGTTGATAAACAACTTGGAGTATTGCCTTCATCATCAGAATTTCAAGGCGCACAGAAAGAATTGCAGCGTCTTAAATGGCAAGAAGCGTTATTCAAGCAAGGTGGCGAAGATGCGAACATGGCAACGCCTGAAGTAATGGGTAATATGTCAAAGCGTATCAGTGACGTTTATAAAGACGTTGCAGGCAGGAATAGCATTGTTGTTGACGGTCAGTTGAAAACAGAATTGGCTGATATTGAAAACAAGTATCTGGAAGTAATACCAACTAACCAAAAAGGCATTATTAAAAAGTATTTAAAAGATTTTGGAACTGCACCAGAAAATGCACAGATTAAAGGCGAAACTTATCAAAGTATTCGTTCAATGTTAGACAGGCAAGCGAAAGGATTTAAAAATTCAGATCCAGCCACGTCAGACGCATTGAAAGAAATTAGAAAATCTGTTGATTCAGCGATGGAGCGTAGCCTAGTTGGGCCAAATCCTAATGCACTGCCAAACGCTAACGGCGCAGATGATTTAGCAGCATGGAAGAAAGCCAATAATGATTGGGCCGTGATGAAATCGATTGAAAAAGGCGTAGACCCAGAAACAGCGACTATTAAGCCTAATTTATTACTTAACGGGTTGAAGATGCGCGACCCAGCCAGAGTTATTTATGGCAGAGGCGACCAAGAATTAAATCAACTCGCAAAAGTAGGTAAGGCATTTATCCCAGAAAAAGCAGCTGATTCTGGAACAGCGATTAACTCGGCCATTATAAAGGCTTTGACGGGTAGTGGGATTGTTGGCCTATCTGGCGCTGATTATGCGGCCAATAAAGACCCGCTAGAATCTTTAGCACTAGGCGGCGCTAGTCTAGGATTAGCAACACTAGGCCCAAAGGCAGCAGCAAAAGCCATGTGGAAGAATAATGGATACTTGTCGAAAGGATTAGCAGACCTATCCACAGAAGTAATTCCCGGATTGACCAGACAAAAAATAATATCCGAGATATTGCGGAACGCGGGTACGCAAATTTCACAGGATTAATATATTAATTGTATGCAATGTTATAATGTAACAACTCAACAGGATTGATGATATGGCTAGAAACGGTTCAGGCACATTCACGCCGCCAGGCTCAAGTTTTCCAGCGGTGGCGAGTACTTTAATTGAAAGCGCTAAGTTTAACAATGTCATAAACGATATTAGCTCGGCTGTTACTGCTTCTATTGCCAATGACGGGCAAACGCCGATACTAGCCAATTTGCCCATGAACGGCTTTAAGCATACAGGTGTGGCGGCTGCTTCGGCTTCTGGTCAATATGTCGAGTACGCTCAAAACGTGGCGTTATTAGCGGCAAAGGCCGACTCATCTGCTTTATCGGCAAAAGCTAATGCTGGCGCGAATACGGACATTACCAGCTTACAAAGCACTTGCACGGTAACGACACAAGCGGCAGGCAATAACAGCACTCGCATAGCATCAACGGCTTTTGTGGCAACCAGCTTTGCACCTTTAGCAAGTCCGGCATTAACCGGCAATCCTACCGCGCCAACGCCAGCGGCAACCGATAATGATACTTCGATAGCCACAACTGCCTTTGTCAACAATTTTGAAAACGATCAGGCGTGGACTGACTTAACCGGCACAAGGCTAAACAATACTACCTACACCAACAGCACAGGCAGGCCAATCACTATCCGCGTTGGATCATCATCAGTTGCGCTGAGCGTTATTAGCATTATATTTACCCTGGATGGGGTCGCAATGCCAGGCTCAGTAGTTTACGCGCACGGTACAGGCTACACGCATATTGATACGCTGATAGTGCCAAACGGCTCGACTTACAAAGCTGTTGCGACGCTGGGCATTTCTAGCTGGTGGGAGTACAGCTAATGGCTGAAATTTTACCTAAACTAACCAATTACCTTGCCGCTCAGAAATGGATAAGCATGGGCGCTGCTGACTTGGATGCTGAGTACGCCAAGTTATCAGACCAAGAAAAGCTAACCATAGTCAGTTCGTTGATTAACAACGACGACAGGGCTAAAGAGCTGATTAAACAAAAACTAGACCCACCGGTACAAGCGTGGGCCGCGCAACAAGCGCAAGCATACATCGATGCTGACTCTATCCCCGTCAGTGTAATAGCAAACATTTTTTAAGGTTAAAGACATGACAGGATACAGAGATACAGTAACTGCGGCTAATGAGTCAAAAAAAGACTCACCAAGTCTTATGAATCAATTAGTTACTATCGCCATTGGTAACAGCATCACTAATACGTCACGCTATGATTCTGCTGGGGCAAACCTTGGCATAACATCACGATCAGAAATACACCGCTCTAATGCACTTTGCGGCGGCACAGTGCCTATGCGTTTCAAAATTGTCACCCCGGTTGACGGCTCGCCATCTGGGCATTGCGATAAGTACAGCATTTATGGTTATTCAAGCAAACGCTCTGATGAGATGTGGGCAGACTTAGCGACTACATTACTCGCACCAATGGACGCTGCAGGTGTTGTTCCTGATTTAGTTGTACTTCATTCTCTGTTTGAAAATGATTTGATGCAGGTCAATGGCACGACAATTACATCAGAAACAATCATTGCAACGCTTGAAAAGTTCATCCGACTGACAAAAAACAAGTGGCCTGGTGCGATTATTCACTTGGTTTGTCCAAGGCCGAATAACAGTTATACAGACTACGGCGCTTATTTTGCGGTTAGAGATTATTGTTTAAGCCTTGACGATGGCTATTCTATTTTTGTTAGTAGGGCAGATGTTTACGAAGATAAGAAAAAGCCAGGCAAAGTAGCTGGCGGTTCTCCAGCATGGTCTGCTGACGGGGTTCACCCTTCAACTAGGGGCGCGATGGCACTTGCAAGGGTTCAAGCGTTAACATTGCTCAGAATATCATCAGCATTTAAAGCGCTAGGAAAAACGGTATCAACTAACTTTACAATGGATGGCACCGCCACAATTACATCCGGCACAAACCAAAGCGGCACAATGCCGACATCTGTAACGTATTCTGCACCAGGTTCTAACATCACGCTATCTACTAGAGTTGGCTCCGCTAATCAGCCAGGATTCCAGCTTGATTTCAATGTGCAAGGACAGGCGGGGCCAGCATCGATTGACATTGGTAACGCGAATATGAGCGCGGCAGACATTACCGGAGCAACACAGATAAGCGTATTTGCAACTATCAAGGTGTTATCTGGCGGCGCTAACTTGCGCGATATTGTAATGAAGCCACGTATTATAGACGGCGGTGGAACTCAGGCTATCGGAGCTGCTGGTACGCTGGGAATGTCGTCTACCACGGCAGATTTAGAGCCAGATTGGATTGATGGTGACATTTACATGATTAAGCATCCTCCTATCGTAGCTGTATCTGGCGCGTTGACGGGTGCGACTTGCTACATTTACCCGACAGTTAAAGCTGCTGGCGGCACTTGTTCGATTGAAATAGTTAGCTGGGGTGTCGAGGTGGTGTCGTGATCGAATCAATCACAAACGTACTCAACCAGCTAACCGCCTTTAATATCGCAGCGGCGGCATACATTCCCAGCTTAATCGGCGTTTGTTCTGTTGTTGCCTCAATCTTGCCAAAGCAGGACGGCAACGGCTGGCTGTCAAAGGTTCACTGGATCATAAACCGGCTGGCGTTTAACGTCGGTCAAGCAGCAAACAAATAAAATGGAATTTAACGTGGATCAAAACCTGTTTAACGTCGGCGTTAGTGTGATTGGCGCTTTGGGTGGAATCATACTAAAAGCGGTATGGGATGCTGTCAAAGAGCTTCAACAAGCCGACAAAGACTTAACTGAGAAGGTTCACAACTTGGACAAGATTGTCGCCGGTGATTATGTTCGCCGTGATTATCTTGACGCAAAAATGGACGCGCTATTTAAAAAAATAGATTCGCTAGCAGAAAAGCTAGATCGGAAAGCAGACAAATGATAGACGCTATCAACGCACTCGCTGCAATGATAGCTATCTGTATGTTTTATTTATTGATCGTCTACTGTGGTTTTGGAGTGTGTCCGATATGATGTTTTTACGCTGGTTTTGCTGCTTACTTGTCCACATTGTCGCAATTGTCGCAAGGTATCCACTGGCGCCGATTGCGGTGATATTTTTCACGACTAACGATAAACGCGAATTGATTTTCCCGTTTCGCTGGCTTGGCACAATAGACAATGATTTGTCTGGCGATGCAGGCTGGCGTACTGAGCATATAACCGGCGACCCACTAAGTACATGGAACCGCATTAAGTGGCTGTGGCGCAACGGGGGCAATTCTCTTAACTTTGGATTACTGGGCGTTGAATATGACGCTTGGTTTTCTTTGAAAAATTGCAGAAAAGAAAATCAGGACGGATTCATCAAGCGCGGCGATGGCGCTTGGCAGTACCGGGCAAGAGTGTCTGTATTCGGCCGTGTGTGGACGCCTTACATTGGATGGGGGCTGTTTGGCCCGGTCAATGGCCGCTGTAAATTTACGGCAACCGTGCTGAGGTTTAATAAGCCATGATTTACGCTTATGTGGCTTTATCCTTAGCGATATTCGGCGTGGGCTTTACATCTGGATACCGTTTCGAGTTATCGAACACACAGCGCTTAGAATTGGCTATACAGCGCAGCAATAGCGAGGCAGAACAAGTGCTGCAAGCTGCCAAGCTAAAGGTGGCTGATGCCGATATGCAAGCAGAGAAACGCAACCAACAAATAGAGATTATCCATGTTCAAAACCTTTCTACTGTTAATTCCCTTGTTGACCGGGTGCGCTCTGCCAGTCTCCAAGACTGTTCAGACTCCGTGCCAGCAGCCGAATATACCCGAGTTCTTGCTGAAAAAGCCGCCGACAATTCAAGACTTGCAAGATTCTCTAAACTAGCCGGTGACACAGCGGTTTACGCCGAATCATGCTGGAAAGAATTAACAAATAACTGCGGGATAGCTAAATGATTAAACTCATGCACGGTGACTGCTTGGAATTGATGAGGCAAATACCAGATGGATCGATTGACGCTGTTATTGCAGACCCACCTTATGGCACAACAGCTTGTAAATGGGATTCGATTATCCCGCTTGACGCTATGTGGGCAGAATTGAAGCGGATAGTGAAGCCTAATGCGGCAATCGTGATGACCGCCAGCCAGCCTTTTACTACTTCTCTAATTAGTTCAAACATAAAAATGTTTAGATATGATTTGAAGTGGATTAAAAAGCAAGCAACAGGATTTTATAACGCTAATAAAATGCCACTAAGAGCGCATGAAGATATTGTGGTTTTTTATGACAAGTTGCCAAAATATAATCCTCAAAAAAGTAAAGGCAAGCCATATAAATGCACAAGAGGATCAGCATCTGATGTTTATCAAGGCAAAGACTTGTGCGTAACAGATAACTCCAGCGGTGACAGACATCCATTGTCTTGGATTGAATTTAAACGAGATAAGGTTAAATTTCACCCAACACAAAAGCCAGTCACGCTAATGGAGTACATGATTAAAACTTACACCAACGAGGGCGAAACTGTTTTAGATTTCACAATGGGCAGCGGTACAACTGGAGTTGCATCGGTCAACACAGGCCGAAACTTCATAGGCATAGAGCTAGACGAAAACTATTTTAATATCGCACAACAGAGAATCAAGGACGCTCAACAATGCTTATTGAACAATTAAAATTTGAAGAAGGGCTGCGACTCAAAGCCTACCTTTGCACAGCAGGTAAAAAAACTATAGGTTATGGCAGAAATCTTGACGCAAATCCTTATTTTGAGGGTAACAAAATACCGGATGAAATAACCAAGGATGAGGCAGAGGCTATTTTGGCGCACGATATTGACGACATTACCAAGCAACTGGTTCATCGGTGGACAGGGTTTACTTTGCTTGATCAAGTTAGGCGCGATGCTTTAATCAATATGGCTTTTCAAATGGGTGTTGATGGACTGCTTGGCTTTAAGATGATGCACAAGGCATTGCTGCAAGGTGACTGGCGAAAGGCATGCAATGAAGCGCTTGATAGTCAGTGGGGGAAAACTAAAGAGCTTAGGTCTCGATCATTGAGGGTGGCCGGACAATTCTTAACCGGGTTACACTACAAAGTGCCATGATTTCAGCAAAAGCCGAACTACTAAAAGGCGACCAGAAAATCATCGTCAGGTTTTATGCTGACGGTGTAGAGCCGGTCGAGCCTAATCATTTTGAAACGACTGTGACAGTTGATTGTTTTGGGCCTGTCGGTATCGTTAAAGGAGCCATTAAGTTGGATGACGCTTTAGAAAAGATACTAATAGGCGGCAGAGAATTAAAACCTTTCGGTATTGAGCTATTAAATTACCATCACAACGGGCGATGGAAAGTGCTAGAAGTGGCTTGATACGGCTTTCGCAACCTGCCGCTAGTTTCTATGCGACTGCCAGCCTATTTATGCAACCAGCCTAAGCCGGTATAGGGTTCGTCACCTTGAGTCTTTTCGGGTTCCACATCTGTTAATCCAGACCGCGTATCAGGGTTAAATTATAGTAGTTTTTAAGGCTTAGCGTCTCAAATTTGTTGATGCTACCAGCCTAAGCCTTTGCTGGCGCGGCTTGTGATCCCATCAAGCAAGACATTCAGCCGTAACTCGTATGGCTAAGGTATTGCAGCCGTTTGACTTGGCTAAAATAGCCGGACATAGAAACATGAGCCAGACGCTTCAATATTACAAAGCGTCTGCGAGTGATTTGGCTAAACTGCTTGGCTAGGAAGCTTCAAATAAATCAAAGGTTTCAGAGTGCGGGACATAAACTGCAGATGAATTATGTTGCTCGATACGTTCGGCAATTACCGCAGCTCGTTGCGATGATGTTGGTGGAGTGTACATTCCGAACCGCGCAATGCTGCCGCTATTGACTGCCGCATTGGTGCTATCTGCGCTTGCCAGCGGCAGTTTTGAAAAAACCGCAGGATCAAGCATCCGCAATCCATGCAATTTGCATTTTGGACGGCCCTTTTCGTCGCATATAACCCGCATTGCATCGTGTATACGTTTCCACCATGACGATGTTCCTGGTGTAGACCATGCTCCAGAGCTGCCGATTGCGACGGTAGAGAATGAATTAACTAGCCACTCCAGCCAGTCTAAAGATTCGTGCAAATGCCAAACTGGTACGCCTTTAGCTTTTCCGCCTATGCGAACCCACTTCATCACCCAATCGACGTTATCTTGTTCTGTACCGTCGATAATGTCGGGTATCAGGCACCAATCGAACCCAGGGTGTTGATATAGCGAGTGGCACCATGCCCAGTAAGCATCAAAATCAATTTCGCCCTTGCCTTGTTTCCAGTGCGTAAAAGCTCCGTTATCCAAAACAAACGACTGGCAAACATCTAAAACCGCTCCAGTATCATCTTGACGACCAAACGGTATTAGCGCATGGCGACCAACTAAAAATCGCGCTGTATCTTGTCTTGTTCCGCCTATTGGTGTTCCGTGGTAGTGAATCATACAGAGCTATTACGCCACCATTGCACCAACTCATCCGGTATAAACTGCATAGGCCCACGGGCTTTACGCCGGTATGCCGGGAAGCCTTTTGTGGTCGATACTTTGTAAATCGTCGAGACTGGCACGTTCAAAAGCTCGGCAGCTTGCTCTGTGTTGATAAACGCTGGCTGTATTTTCACGGCTTATCCTCGTTTTCGTGTTTTTTGATAAACTCAATTACAGCGTCAAGCTGCTCGGCTATAAACATCGCTTGATCTAAAGTAAGGCAGTAAAAGTTATTTTTAGTGGACAAAACAACTGGCTCATTCTCGTTTCCGCTTAGGCCTATGGCTATCATTGTTTATCCTTTAATGCTCTGATTTTATCGCCAATTAATTCGCAGCTAACGTACTGATCTGATATTTTCGCGGCTTCTTCCAGCGCGTCCTTTCTTGACATTTCGGCAATATAAAAGGCTTCACAGTTATTTGTTTTATTGCAATACTTACAATTCCAAGCGTCACTATTTGTACATTCTGGTTTAGCTGGTGGGTGAGCGAATATCGGTATCCATCCGTGGTCTGGATCACCTGAGTTTTCAAATACTACGCCTGTACTATCTTTATACATCCAAACTACTGGCTCAACAGGGCGCGAAAGCTCGGCTTCAATTTCCTTTATTAATTCACTTCTATCGTCTTTTGTAAATTCATTGGTACTATTTGAATTTAAGACAAGCCGTCTACATTTTTCTAATAACTCTCTCATTTCATCCCCTTATTTAATTTAGCCTTGTAACAAGCCCTGTGCCATGTTTGTTTTTCTCCGCACAGACAGGCTTCAGCAGAAACTTTTTTAGGCCAGGTTTCGGGTTTACCGATAATTCCTTTTTTTGCGTTCATCTCATCACCTTTTTATCAAGTACCAATCGCGTAATACGCTGGCGCTGACATGTTTTATGATATTTCTGATTATGCCGGTTACTGCTCAGCATTTCGCCACAATACCCGCAAACATAATGCCTATCCGCTATCAGTTCCAGAAGTTGCATTACCATTGACTCTCAACCTGAACCACTAGCCCTCGCTTTGCAGTGCCTTGCCTGGTGCGTGTTCTGCGCTGCATATCAAGAAATGGGTTATAGCTTTCAATGCTGTACTTTGTTTCAGCCTTGCGTTTAAATGACGTTCTGCTTTTTGTCGGCGCGTTTCTATCGCGCTTTGGTTTCTTTTTAAGAAACTCGGCCATGTCGTCTATTTTGTAATACTCCGTTTCTTTCCAGTTAGCGCCGATAAAAGTACCGGATGGATAAGGAAAATTAATATTATTTCTTAGACGATAAATAACGCTACTACATACACCAAACAATTCCCTTGATTCAAACAGGGTACAGCAACCGTCCGGGTAAGTTGAGCGCTGTCTTTTTCTATATGCCTCAAGTACTGCGTCTTCTTCATACACTGGCGAGCGCCCAGCAAAAAAAGCAGGCTGAATGTCTTTCATCGCATTGCGTAAAGTCTGGCGAGGAATATCATTATCACGAGACATTTCTGTAAGTGTTTTAAGTGACATGGCTAACTCCCTGTACTACCAAAGCCGCCATTGCCGCGCTCTGTTTCGTTGAGTTCTTCAACTTCAATGAAGTTTACCTTTTCGACTGGTATAACTAATGCCTGGGCAATTCTTGATTTATTGACGCACCTAAGCGGCCTTGCGAACGCCCTTCCATCGTGGAAAAGTTTTACTTTAATTTCGCCGCGATAATCTGAATCAATAACGCCAACGCAATTTGATAATCTAACATCGTCTTTAAATCCATGCCCAGACCGGCTAAAAATAAGCATTACATGATTTTCAGGAACTGATACAGCGATACCTGTTGAGAATATTTCCGCGCCACCTGGGTATACATCGATGTGTTTACCATCGCTATACAAATCAAAACACCCGCTTCCGTCTGTCGCATAGGTTGGAATAGTCGCTGTTTTGGTCAGTCTTTTTATTTTAATGTCCATTATTCGCCTCTCGCTTTCTTAATTGCTGCCTTTACTTTTTCAGGAAGGTTTATCGGTATGCAATACTCGCTCATATATTCCATTGCCTCATCGCAAGCTATTAGCGCCTCTAGCATTTCGGGTGCGGCAGCGATTAGCCTGGCGTTTGCCTCGTCCTCGGCCTTTGGCCTTTCAAAACAGGAATAAATCGAGCAGACGGCGATTTGTGCCCCTTTATGTTCAACTGGGAACACATTAAATTGCTTATAACCTTTTTGGTAAAAAAGTTCCCAAGGGCCTGTCGTGTGCTTAGTCATTTTTAATTTTCCTGGTATCTTTTATCTGTTTATTTATCGCAGCCAAGCGTGATTGATGCTTGGCTTTGTATAGTTCAAAGCAGGCTTTTTCATTAGCGCGTAATACTTTTAACTCGGCTAGTGTAAAGCCAGCGTAAATTGTCATTTAATCGCCTCGACTGTATCGCTAACCAGCTTTAGAAACTGTGCGCGGCGAAGTCTTAGCGACATAATTTCGTCTGATACTTCGTCTCGGTGGACTCGGTAAGTGATTAACTGTTTTTGAGTTGGAAACTCAGAACAATAACTAACAAAATCTGCCCACTTCCGACCTGTGCAGTCCAAATGCCCTATAACCTGCCACTTATACGCCGGATCGATTGCGCCTCGTCTTAGCGTGGCATAGTGCGTTTTTGGCAGCACTGACTTGATTTCTATCAATCCATCTTCTCCCACTAGCCCGTCTGGTGAGGTTCCGTAATCGCCCAAATCAAAAAAGCCTCCGTTTGATACGCTGACAAAGTTTTCATCTTCGTAAAGCATACGTGCGACCGGCTCTTGTTCGTGGCCGCGCTCCATGTTTGCATTACTGAAGCCAAAATCTGATTTTTTTCCGGTAACGATTTCTAAGGCAATTTGCAAGGCGTAATCTTTTGCAGGATCACCAAACGCCTTGCCATCATTAGCCATGAATGTTCCGGCTTTTGACATAGTGACTCGGCCAGTGCGTAGCTCTTGCCAAGCGTCAGTGTTTTGTTCAACGTCATGGAATATCATGCCAAAACCTCGCCAGTTTCCTCGTCGATAACTTTCGGCAAACACTCTTCAATGAGTTGCGCCTGGTGTTCGCTAGTCATTGCTGCCCTAGCCAACACAGCATCGAGGTTGCCATCGCGCAAATAAGCGGCCTTGGCGTTATCCCAAGCCTTTGAACCTGGGATAATAAAGTGTTGAACTTTTGGCGCTACCGGGCTAATCCGCAAGCCTTCCATTGTTTCTTTGCCAAACTTTACGTTTTGATCGACATACACGGTAATTTTAAAATTAACCCAATCTTCCAGAAACGCCGATCCGGTTAAGCCTTTCAGCGTCTTGCTGTTAGTGGCGTTTAAAATCATTGGCTTCAGCGGTTCACCTTTGCGTATTTCTTTTTCTGCAAAATAAGCTGTATTAAAAACATCCTTTGTTTTTTTAGTTTTATCTGTATCAAGCGTTACCCGTAAAACCGTTAATACTGTTGGCTCGGTAATATCCGCACTGGACAGGTAAGGCGAATTAAACGCCTTGCGATAATGCGTTTTTTCCATTTCGTCTGCTCCGGTTTATTATGCTTTTTTTATGTATTCTTGCGTGTCGTTTTGCCATGTTTTTATCCGCAATAGACCAAGCAATGTCTAATAACAGCGAGTCTGCTATGTCTGCGGCGGCAATCATTTCGGCCTCGCAACAACGCTGACAATCTTGCGGCCATAGGCTTGGCGTCTCGCGTCTCGTGCAGCCTCAGCTTGCGCGACTTGTTTGCAGTTGGCGTGGACTTCGTTACGAATAACGTCTTTGTTGTGGTAATGCGCTTCTGTTAAGAAAATCATTTCCGCACCATTTCGCTTTTTGCAGTAATGCAACCATCATGCGCTGGTACGCTTCCAAACTCGCCGTACAAATAAACCAAGCTGGTAGCGATAGCTGCTGAAATAATAAAAGCCCCTAACGCAAGTCCACGATAAAAGTCTTTGTCGCTGTCATCATCTCTGTATGCAGTAGAGCAGCCAGTTTCAGCCACACGCTTTTCAAATTCTTCCAGGTTATTTATTGCCATTTTTTTGCTCCGATAAATTAAGTTGATAGCCGCCAAACGCATTAACCTTTTACTTAAATGCGCGGACAAGGTTTCCACAGCTTGTTCCACTGATACTTCCGACTCTTTTTAACCAGGGCCAGAACTCCTGGTGGCGGCTATCAATTCTGCCTACTGCAATACTGCGGCTCACGTAACGCAACCCGGTTCAAACAATAGACAGAATTCATAACCCTAAAAAATGCCAGCATCCTTGCTGGCAATATGTTTCTAAGAGTCGCTTAAATCTTTTAATCTTTCGTCGATTATTGCGAATAGAGGGTATTTCCAGCGTTTCCACCATGCCAGTGCGTTTGAGTCCATTTTTGAAATAACGTCATCTGTAAATTCTCGCCATTCTTCAATCTTGAAACGCTTGCATCCTATTTGCATAACGTCTTTTGTGAACCCGACTTGCCAGTTATCTAACTGCAAGGTAAATATTATTTTCATATCTCCAAAACAACGCAGGTCGGCATTGCTCAGGTCGGCATTTCTCAGGTCGGCACAGCGCAGGTTGGCATCTCCCAGGTTGGCACTGCTCAGGTCGGCATTTCTCAGGTCGGCACAGCGCAGGTCGTCATTTCTCAGGTCGGCACAGCGCAGGTTGGCACTGCTCAGGTTGGCATTGCTCAGGTCGGCATTTCTCAGGTCGGCACAGCGCAGGTTGGCACTGCTCAGGTTGGCACTGCTCAGGTCGGCATTTCTCAGGTCGGCACAGCGCAGGTCGGCATTTCTCAGGTCGGCACAGCGCAGGTTGGCACTGCTCAGGTTGGCATTGCTCAGGTCGGCATTTCTCAGGTCGGCACAGCGCAGGTTGGCATTGCTCAGGTTGGAACCGCTTTCAAAAGCCAATTTAAGCGTAAGCTTTATCGAGTTATCTTCGCAGTCATGCTCAAAAATAACCGCTCCTGAAAATCTGTTTTTAATTTGTATTAGCATTTCTCTCTCTGAAAAAATGCCGCCATCCATAGCGGCTAGTCGCTTCTTTAGGTGGTGCGTAAACTATTTTTGCGTTTCGTCTTTTCCGTCTTTATCAATCATTGCGAATCTCCAGCCAACAGTGATTCCGTTTATGTAAATCGTTATTTTCTTTTTTGATTTCATGCTTATCTCTTGTGATGTTCATAAAAAGTGCCGAAGTCTCACCGGCTCCCATTTCATTTCTGGCGGCTTTTGCTGGCCTTCGGTAATGGGTAAGATCGTTTAGCTCGTTATTTCTCGGCTTGCGTACCGCTAATAACTAAGCCAAGGCATTGCCAATCGTTGCCGGTCTTTCCCGACTGTCACCGCAGAGGCTTCGGTTCTCGCCACGTTCACTTTTCGCCTACTTGGTTTGCCAACTTTTTCAGCAAATTTGCTTACTTTTGGGGACTTCGTTCGGGTACTCGGTTTCAGTTCTTAAAATCTTTGTAAAAGCCACTCAGAAAATGACTTTTAAAAAGACCCGGCTAACTTCGCCGGGGAAGGTCTTTAGGTGGTGCGTAAAAAGTGCCAAGGCTCTCACTTGGCTCACATTTCGTTTCTGCGGGGCTTAGCCCAGGCTTCGGGAATGTGTAAGATCGGTTTAAGCGGTTACTTCAATTCCAAAAAATTCTTTAATCAAACGTGGTGACATTGCGTTTGCTACTGACTGCCACCTGTCGCCAATCATTGACCAAACATCGAACACAACCGTCTCTGTGCCTTTGTATTCAACGATTCTTTTGTTTACTGCGATTTGTCTGCTGTAGTTTTTGCTGTATGTGCTCATTTCGCTATCCAGGTTAGTTTCGGCGTGTTGCCGTGTTGGAATGCATTAAAGCACCGCTTTACAATCGCGTCAAGTTTTATTTAAAGCTCAGCTTTACTTTATTTTGTAAGCACAAAAAAATCGCTTTCGCTTAAGGTAAAGCCATGCTTTAATAGCAACATGTTAGAAGAAATCATAAGCACCTATCCTTCTGAGGCTGAGTTTTGCAGAGCTGTTGGATTAAAACACCAGCAGTACTTAACGCAGATAAAGAACAAAACAAGGCCGATCCCGCCAAAGATGGCTATTGCCTTGCTTAATCTGCATGGGGTGCCTTTGCACGAAAGCAGACCGGAAATATACCCAGCCAGTGTCTATCCTATGTCACCGGAGACTGTACGGAAGGGCAATAGGTAAATGTTTAAACAGTTTGCGCGTCTAGGGTAGCTCCCGAACACCCGTTACCTTGCCGGGCTGACGCCAATTTTTGCAAGGGTTATTGAAGGAATGACGATGAGCGATGAATTTTATATCAGGGAAGAAATAGAAAAAGGCAAGCGGTATTAGCTATGTCAAACCAATGGTTTCGCATGTATCACGAGTTCGCCACCGACCCAAAAGTGCAGATGCTTTCGGAGGAAAATCAGCGGCGTTACATCATGTTGCTTTGCCTTAAATGCAGTAACGGCGATGTAACGTTACATGATGAAGAAATATCGTTTCAGTTACGGATTAGTAACGACGCATGGTTACAAACAAAAGCAATATTACTGGCAAAAAAACTAATAAACGATGACGCAACACCATCCGCATGGGATCGCAGGCAGTTCGCATCAGACTCAAGCGCACCAAGGGTTGCAAAGCATAGAGCGTTAAAAAAACAAGCATGTAACGTTACAGTAACGCCACCAGATACAGATACAGATACAGATACAGATACAGATACAGATACAGATATAACAACTACATACGTCGAAACGGAAACCGTTTCTGGTGAAGTCGAGGCGGAAAAGGTTGTTGATATTTCAACCAAGCGCAAAGAATCAATTCCGTATCAGGAAATCGTAGACAGCTATCACGAGATTTTGCCGAGATTGGCTCAGGTCTACAAGCTAACCAACACTCGAAAATCCAGAATTAAAAACCTTTGGCTAGATGAGCTTGATTGCGTCGAGTCATGGAGCAACTACTTCAAGCATATTGGCAGGTCTGATTTTTTAATGGGCAGATCAAGGCCTGGGCCAGACGGAAGGATATTCACGGCAGACTTCGATTTCATTATCAATCCGGCTAACTTCGTAAAAATCGCAGAGGAAAAATATCATGGCAAGAAAGTTCAAAGATGATTTGCCCACAGGCGAAACAAGTTTAACGCTTAGCTCAACCCTATTCGATTACGTCTCTCAGTTTGCGCCAGATGTTTTAGATGCTTTGCCCTGCATGAAAAGCCGATTGCCTTTGGAATACTGGCAAGCGCTGTTTGAAAAAGAAAAGCACATAGAGTCTAAAAAGCCCGGAAAGAATAACGGCCTCGAATGGGATTATGCGAAGCGTCTTGTTTACCTTGCTAGAAAATTCAAATCGTTTTCAGATAAGCATCAAAACGAGATTATTGGCGCAAGAAAAGAAAAGATATTTTGGCGCGGCGATGAGCCTGATTTTTTTAATACCGTAATCACTGAAACTATTTTGTTTCGCGATTTAGAGCCGGTTGAAAAAGAGAATTATAAAAAGCGATTGATGGTAGTTTCAAAAAGCCTTGGTGCGCGTCATGCAATGTTCTAACAAATTGCTTGAATTGCGCCTTGCCAAAAAATCAGCAGAAGAAAAGCAAATCAAGCTCGACCAATGGAAACACATTCAAGCCGACTGCCCATTGCTGGCAGAATTTATGCAGGGCATGAGCGCCAAAACAGCAGAGATATTCGGCCAAGGCAAAAAAGCGTTTGCAGCAGTGCAGACTTTTGAGGGTGGCGCGGAAGTTGTTACCGGGGAATTTGCACCGGCTCGGCGTGGCGTAAGCGGGGTGTTTAGATGAATCTTTCAATTTCATTCAGCGGAGGGAGAACATCCGCTTATATGACTAACTGGTTGTTAGAAAACAAACGAAACGATTTTGAAAATATCGTAATCACGTTTGCCAACACAGGCCAAGAAAACGAGGAAACGCTTGAATTTGTTGATAGGTGCGACAAGGAATGGAATTTAGGCGTTGTGTGGCTTGAGGCGGTTGTGCATGAGAAGGGCAAAGGCAATACGCACAAAATAGTGGATTTTGAAACCGCCGATAGATCGGGCAAGCATTTTGAAGATTTCATAAAAAAACACGGAATCCCTAATGCAGCGGCTCCCAAATGTACCGACGAGCTGAAGCTTGCGCCGATGCGCTCCTATTTACGCTCAATCGGCTGGAAAAACGGCACATATAAAACCGCTGTTGGCATCCGAGTTGATGAAATGGACAGAATCAGCTCGCGCATGGTTGAGCAGAATTTAATTTACCCGCTATGCGAGTACACCAAAGTCACTAAACAAATGGTAACGCTGTGGTGGGAACGTCAACCGTTCAACTTAGATTTAAAAGAGCATCAAGGCAATTGCAAGTGGTGCTGGAAAAAATCAAAACGAAAGCTTTTGACCATCGCAAAAGAAACGCCGGAAGCTTTTGAGTTCCCGATTCGCATGGAAGCTAAGCATCGATTTGCTGGTCCTTGGAAAGATCCTAACGGTTTTGGTCGTGTGTTTTTTAGAAATCATCAAACCGCATTAGACATCATTGAAGAATCAAAACAGCCATTCATCCCATTTACAGAAGCCCCGATAAATTTCGATTTGTTTGACGACGAAATGGATTCCGCTGGCGCTTGCTCTGAATCTTGCGAGGTTTATTAAATGCAAGTAATCCGCATAGCCAACGAAGCCGCGCGTAAGTCGGTATTGATGCAGATTCAGGCGCTTAGTCTTGATACGGTCAAATCTATGCGGATGAGGACTGTTTGATGGCCGCGTATTACAATGAATGGGATAAGAAGTCAGCATCATGGCTTAGGGAATTGATTAAAGCAGGCTTGATAGCCGATGGGGAAGTAGATGAACGCAGTATTGCCGATGTTCAAGCAGGAGACATTAGAGGATTTAATCAATGCCATTGGTTTGCTGGAATCGGCGGCTGGTCGTATGCGCTTAGACTTGCAGGAGTTACGGACGACTATCCCGTGTGGACAGGATCATGCCCTTGCCAGCCTTTCAGCACTGCCGGAAAAAATAACGGGAAGTCCGACGAGCGTCACTTGTGGCCCGAGTTCGCAAGACTTATTGCCGAAGTTAGACCTGTCACAGTCTTTGGCGAACAGGTTGAGGGCGCGGTTAAGCACGGGTGGCTCGATGATCTACAAGCAGACATGGAAAGAGAAAACTACACCGTTGGGGCTGCGGTATTGGGCGCACACAGCGTCCAGGCGTACCACCAAAGACAACGACTTTACTGGGTGGCAGACAGCAACGACAAGAGACTGGAAGAACGGCAAGGAGCAGAACGTACCAATCAACTGCCTATTAGGGCGAACGGTTTGGTTGACGGCTTGGGCAACTCCAACAGTGACAGACGCCCAGCGGGGTGTGAAACCGCCGAGGCCGCACGATACCGGAATACCGCTGACTCAGCAGGTTGGGCAAATCCTGACTGGATCGAATGTCGAGACAACAGGCTCAGGCCAATTAAACCCGGCATTAAGTGCATGGCTGATGGGGTTCCCGCAAGAGTGGTGCGATTGCGCGGTTACGGCAATGCAATAGTTCCGCAAGTAGCTGCGGAGTTTATCAGCGCCTTTTATGAGGTTTTTTCGTAATGCAAGTAATCCGCATAGCCAACGAAGCCGCGCGCAACTCGGCGCTGATGCAAATCCAGGCGCTTAGTCTTGAGCCTGTAATGCAAGTTGAGATTAAGAAATACGTCAAGAAAAGAAGCGGCGGCCAGAACAGCTTTCAATGGGTTGGCATGTTGGCTGACTTTAGCGAACAGGGCGTTATCGATGGGAGAATTTTCAGCGTCAAGGTATGGCATGACTATCTGAAAGAGCTGTTTTTACCTGAGCAGCACGAGGAAGGCGTCACGCTGAAAGGCTATGTGAAATGGCAAGCCATGCCGGACGGTTCAATGCGCTGTGTTGGCTCGACTACAAAGCTAACCACAAAAGGATTTTCAGAATATATGGAGCGCTGTTACAGTTACGGAGCGCAAGAGCTTGAAATCAGATTTACCGCATCAACCAATCAATTTTCATAACCAAAAGAGGAAACGAAGTGGATAACGTAAACGAAAATCAAAACGACACAGATCAGCAAAACGACTTGGTAAGCGTAAGCATATTTACCGGCGAAGAAGTCATCAGCGAAACAATCGACGCCATTCATCGCACTGTCGATGAAATGCTGGATTACGCAGATCATTTGTTTGAAGTCAGGGAAGAACTGCTTAGAAGGGAAGCTGCATTTTTACACTACTGCTTCACCGGCAAGTTTCCAGAGTAAGGGGGGCAGACATGAAAACAATCATTTTCATCATCGCGCTGGCAGTTACTGTTTTTGGGTGTGCGTCCGAGCAGGAGCAAATCAAGGGCAAGCAAATTGCGACATGCAAAGAGCAAATCAAAGCAGGCCAAGAGCCTACCGAGTTTTGTTTGAATTTGTTGCCTGAATATCGCCAGGTGGCGCAAGCACAGCAGCAGCCGCTACAGCAATACGAGCCGCAGCAATACGCGCCACAAGCAGCACCGACTCCTGTCATTGTGCAGCAGCCAGCAGCGCAGTCGAGCAATAACGGCATGACGGATATGTTAGTTGGCGGTCTGATCGGTCACGCTATCGGTTCATCTGGAAACAATAACGGCAGTTCAAATTACACGCCACCGTCTACTCGGGTAATCGAGCGAAACACCACGATTATCAGACAAGCACCTAAACCGTCCACTGGATTTGTTACGCCAGCGACACCGAAAACCAACTACATGGACACATCGAAACTTAGCGGCTTTGGCGCAAGGCCATCATCGCCGGTTAAATCCAGTTCGATGAATATGTCAAAGCTGGGCACATACGGTAAGCGCAAGTAATGAGCAAGTTAAGAAAAAGCGCAAGAGGCCAAAACTGCTTAGTCCGTATTCCCGGCGTATGCAACCACAACAACGAGACTGTTGTTTTGGCGCATTTAAATGGCGGCGGTATGGGTATGAAGCATCACGACTTATTCGGGGCTTTCGCATGTTCTTCCTGTCACGATGAAATTGACAGACGAACAAGAAAACACGCTAAAGACTTGGTGGATTTATGTTTTTTCCACGGCATCCAGCGTACACAACAATACTGGCTAGATACTGGTCTTGTTATAACTAAATAGGGGATTAAATGAGCAACCATGATAACGCAGGTTTTAACGAGCAGCCAAAACCAACCCATAACGAACACCCGGCCGCATGGAGCCTTGTAATAAGCGATATGGCTAACAGAGACATTATCGGCGCGGATAAGTACGGCACTCGATTACAGCCAAACAACGGGCGAGATAGCTTGCGGGATGCTTACGAGGAGGCGCTAGATTTGGCTGTTTACTTGCGTAATGCGATTTACGAGAGGGATAGCAAATGATCGAGTTTATGTATCAGCTACCATACCCGCCAACGGTTAACCACATTTACCGACGCACTAAAAAAGGACAGGTGTTTTTGGACGATCGAGCAAGCGGCTATCGTGACGATGTTATCCACCTGATCGGGAAAGGCCACACAACGCTACAGGGGCAAATAAGGGTAAAGGTAGATGCTTACATGCCAGACAAAAGAAAACGCGACCTAGACAATCTATGCAAGGCGCTGTTTGATGCAATGACACATGCTGGTGTGTGGCTGGATGATAGCCAGATTACCAGCCTGCTAATAAACCGGGCAGGTGTAGAAAAGAATGGGCGAGTGGTGGTAACAGTTCAGCAGGTGGCGGCATGAGCATTTGCAGCAATTATATGCGTAGATATAGGACATATTCTGTAAAAATGGCGAAATACGGATTTATTCGCAATATTCACAGCACAAAAGAAAGGGTTGATAAATTAATTGATAGCAGGGCTTGCAACGATTCTCTATTACAAAAAATAAGGATAAAATTTCACATGGATAGCGCATGACCGAAACAATATACCGCTGCACTCATCCTGGATGCTTTGCGGAAACAAACAAGCCAGGCCAGAGACATAGACATGTAACAGAAAGGGGCTTGGAGAGCTTTGTCGAAATGCGTAAGTACATCGCTAGGCCCGGTTCACGCTGCGACAATTTAGCGAAGGGCGCGGCTTTTCAATCGAAGAATTTGGAGTAAAAATGTTAAATAAAGTGCAGTTAATTGGACGTTTAGGGGCTGATCCTACTATTCGATACATGCCGAGCGGTGACGCTATAGCAGAGTTAAGCGTGGCTACTGAGCGCAGATGGAAAGACAAGCAGTCCGGCGAGCGTAAGAGCGAGAGCGAATGGCACCGCGTAACATTTTTTGGCCCGGTGGCCAAAGTCTGCGGAGAATATCTGAAAAAAGGCAGCCAGGTTTACGTAGAAGGCCGGATTAAAACCGACAAATATCAAAAAGACGGTGTAGATGTTTACCGGACCGGCATTGTTGGCGAGCAGATGAATATGCTGGATGGCAAGCAGGAAAGCACAGGGCAAGCGGCGCAACCAAGGCAGCAAGTGCCAGCGCAGCAGGCCGACGAAGATTATGATGAAGATTTGCCTTTTTAAAACAACAACTTAACAACAAAAGAGAGTATAATATTATGAACTTTGGACAAGCATTAGACGCGTTAAAAGATGGCAAAAAGGTTTCCCGTGAAGGCTGGAACGGGAAAGGGATGTTTTTATTCTTAGTTGCAGGCTCTACTTTTCAAGTGAATAGGCCGCCGTTGCTTGGAATTTATCCAGAAGGAACGACAATAAACTATTGTCCACATATCGATATGAAAACAGCAGATGACAAAATTGTTCCTTGGCTAGCTAGTCAAACAGACGTATTAGCCGACGATTGGGGCATAGTTGAGTAATCAGCTTGAAAACTGGGAACGGGATCGCAACTGGCTGCTATCGCAGCGGCCAGACGCTACCGAGGATCAGCAAGAACATTTTTGCGAGTCGGTGGCTAAGCATTGGCAGTATTTCGGCGACGACTTAACGGCTCGTAATAGAGCGCTGGAGGATTTATGACAACACAAAGCCAACTATTTACCACAACAGCGGCCATAGCTGCGGGTATTATCGGCGTAGTATGGGGGATGGCGTGGTTTATAGGCGTGTTCGTGATGTGGTGTCGTAATCTTGATACTGCGGTGGATAACTTGATTAGATGGATAGGCGAATGAATAAACCACACTGGCGAGCATTAGTTACAGACCACGCTGTAATCTGGTACGAGGGCTATATTGAGCGGCACAGGGTTAAGCTGAGTCGTTATGCTGTTGCAAAGTAGCGATGTATTCCAGCAACTCACGTTTGCGAGATGCTGGAATCTTAACGGTGACTTCAATCAAGCCAGCGTCTCTATCGCGCTGGCGTTGTTGTTGTTTTCTTACGGCTTCTGGTGTCATTTTTTATATGCCTGGAATGTATTTTATTGATGCTTGACCTGCAACATTGCAAAGTCTGGCTGAACATTCTTGTATATCAGAAAAATCGCCGAATCTTTGTTGATACCAGTTTAAAAAATTAGCCATTTTTGTGGCTGCTTTTTTGTTAGTGAAACTGCCAAGGCACCATTTTGGATCATCTATTGTTCCATTGCCTGCCCAAATTACTGCATGTTTATATTTTGTAGAGTTTATGTTTGTTTCGATTGATACTTTCATAGCGTTTGCTCCGGTAGGTGTTTTTGTTAATGTGGGTATAGTATTGCACGTGACTGGTCACAAGTCAAGAGGGGAGGGAAAATAAATTTATGCGCGCAAACTGGCATGATTACCATCTACCGCCGATTAGCTTACGAGTCATGCCGCCAGCTACTTGTAAGCCTAAGTTGTGGCTACGTGGTAGTTATTGGCGTAAAATAAAAACATGAATAAAAAGCAGACCCGCTTTGTTGAAGAATATCTAATCGACTTGAACGCAACTCAAGCGGCGATAAGGGCTGGATATTCTAAAAACAGGGCTGGAGAAATAGGCTGGCAGTTGCTACAAAAAACTACAATTCAAGAGGCTATTAGCGCAGCGCAGGCTAGAAGATCAGAAAGGACTGAAATCACGCAGGATATGGTTTTAGCTGAACTAGCAAAAATTGCATTTTCCGACATGCGCCGGGCTGTCAAGTGGAGTTCGTCTTTGGGCGAGGTTATGGATGGCGATAATTTGGTGCAAACCAACGGCGTTATGCTAGTAGACAGTGACAACTTAGACGACAGCACGGCGGCTGCTGTTTCTGAAATATCACAAACGGCGCAAGGCATAAAGATAAAGCTACACGATAAACGGGCGGCTTTGGTAGATATTGGTAGGCACTTAGGCATGTTTAACGACAAGCTTAATTTAACCGGCGATGCCACACTTAATATTATTCTAAATAAGCCAGGTGATTAACGTGGAAATAGCAGAATTAGTTTTAACAGTGATTAATTTCATTATGAACATTTTCACAATTACGCCTTAATGGATATAGGCCTGCCAAACAACTGGACGCCTAGACCGTACCAAGAGCCGGTATGGAAGTATCTGCACAAAGGCGGAAAGAGGGCCGTTACACGGTGGCATAGGCGTGCGGGTAAAGATGATCTGTTCCTGAATTGGGCTGTTATGTCCGCGCACGAACGAAAAGGTAACTATTGGTACATGTTGCCGGAGTATGCCCAGGCTAGAAAGTCAATGTGGGACGCTGTAAACCCACACACGGGCGTTA